ACTTTCATTTACACAACCGAGTTAGATTATTCGGGTTAGAACGGAGTCAACATGATTGAATCAGCCTTGAAAGATTGGCTAAACGAATGCGAACTGAATGCAGAGTCAGCGGTGCTTGCCCTGATAGCCGTCAGGCTGGCTGCTGAGTTCGACGACAAAGGAAACACCTCGACCGCAGCTGAACTTCGGAAGACGATTCTAGAGATTAGCCGACACTTGAACGGTTCCGCGCCAGAGTTTGACCCATTGAGTGAGATGCTCAAAAGGTAATGCAACTCCCTGCCCGGTTTACTCCACCACTATCGGATAACTTTGACACCGATGGTGACCGTCTGATTGAGTTGGTAGAAATGTGCTGGGTCACACCTGAAACCGACCAGCCACTCAAGCTTGACCCCTGGCAGAAATGGCTGTTCCGTCGGATGCTTGAAAAGTACCCAGCCGACCACCCTGAGCATTCTGGCGAACTCAGGTTTCGTCAAATCGTTGTCAGCATGGGCAGGCAGAATGGCAAGTCGGTAGTCGGTGGCGCGCTCGCTTTGGAAGCACTCGCATTCCGTCGCGGTGACTGCTTGTCGCTTGCATCGTCGCGTGAACAGGCATCCATCATTTACTCGCGCGTGAAGCACGTCATCGACTCCACGTCATGGCTCGCTAAACGCTTCAAGAAGACCACAGAAACTCGAGGCCTGGCAAAGACTGACGGGAGTGGCAAATATAACGTCAGCCCGGCGCGTGAGAGTTCTTTGCAGGGTATTACCATCGGTGGCCGTTGCATCCTTGACGAAGGCCACTTGGCAAAGCGAGGAATCTGGACTGCAGCACTTAAGGGAACTGCAGCGGTTGCCGGCGCTCAAGTTGTAATGATTACCACAGCAGGCGACCAAGAATCACAAACTCTTATCGACTTGTATCGGTCAGCCGAGCAAGCCATCGCAGGCGACCCGAAACTTGAACGCTTCGGAGCGTTTATCTGGGAAGCCCCAGCCAACTCGGAACTTGACGACCCCGAAGCAATCAAGGCAGCGAACCCAGCGGTCGAGTGTGGCCGTATACCAATCGACCGAGTATTGCAAGACATCGTGACCCAGCCTGAACACGAAGTCAGACGCTACACGCTCAATCAGTTCATCAGCGGAGTTCGCGAAACATGGTTGCCAGGCGAACTGTTTAGGCAAGCAGCAGGCACCGGCATTGAAAACATGGAAAACGCCATTCTGGGCGTTGACGTGACACGCAACTTTGAACATGCCACCGTTGCAGCTGCAAAACGAGTTGGCGACAACTTCGAAACCGAGTTAGTTGCATCGCTAGTCAATCCAACCGAAGACAAGCTTGTGGACTTGATTGTGCAAATCTGTCGCAAGCACGCCATCAACGCCGTCGCCCTAGACGACCGAGGAATGCACTCGCTACATCGCAAGTTGAAAGAAAAGGGCATCACAGTCTGGAACTTGTGGAATAAAGAAATCAACACCGCGTGCATGACCGCCTACGCGATGTTTGCTAACGGTCGAGTGACTCACAACAACGACCCGTTGCTTGTAATGCAAAACGGTCAGGCCGTCGCGAAGTATGTTGGCGAGTATTGGCAAATCTCGCGCAAAGACTCCATCGGTGACATCGACGCGCTCCTGGCAACTGTCTGGGCGTTGCATGTCGCGTCGGCGCAAACAATGTCGGGTGTAGGCGTATACTAAAAATGTTCTAGTTAAACGGAGGACACGCGGTGGGATGTGTGGTAGCATTCCACCGCAACACTCCGAACACGCCTAAAAGTTTAGAATCGGTCTAAAACTCATAAGGTTGTTTTATGGCCACACTTTGGCAAAGATTGACCGGCAACGTTCCCGTTGAGCGTCGTGCTGCTGTTCCCAATATCCCGATGCGTTCTGACACTTACGTCAGCACTCAGACCGCCTTGTCTTTGGCATCCGTCTACCGCGCGATTCAAATCATTGCGACGCCAATCTCTAAGGCGCTACCGCTTGAAACTTACCGTTACGGCGGTGGACTTGAGCAACGCATTGAAAACCCTGTTCTAGTCAACAACCCGTCACTTTACGAGTCGCGCAAAGACTTCATTTTCAGCACCGTCACCAGCCTGGCAATCAACGGCGAAGCGTTCTGGTTCAAGTCATACGACTCACGCGGTCAAGTCAACGACCTGACGGCGCTCGACCCAACCGCCATCACTCCACGCCTAGACGGAATAAATGGCATGACGGGTCAAAAAGTTTTTGACTACATGGGCAAGACTTACACCACGCGCGAGATTGAACACATGCGCTTGTTCACTACCGTCGGCAACCTTCGCGGTCTTGGCCCGATTCAAGCTGCAGGCAACGACATCGCGACCGCGCTTGACCTTCGCAACTTTGCAAGCACTTGGTTTTCGTCTGGCGGAGTGCCTACCGGTGTTCTAAAGACCGGCAAGATGCTCACTAAAGAACAAGCTGACGAAATCACTACAACCTGGCACACCAAGCAAGCGACTAGACAACTCGCGGTATTGAGCGAAGGCTTTGATTACCAAGCCATCAACGCCACACCGCAGGACTTAATGTTCACCAATGTCGCAGCACAGTCGACTCAGACAATCGCTCGCCTGTTTGGTGTGCCAGCACGTCTGTTACTAACGGGTGTCGATGGTTCAAGCGACACTTACGCCAACTTGAGCGATGAACAACAAACGTTTTATCGCCATACCCTGATGGGCTACACCAACGCCATCGAAGACGCACTAAGCAACTGTTTGCCACGAGGCACTTCAGTTCGCTTCAACTACGAGGGACTTTACAAGGCTGACATGAAGACTCGCTGGGAAATGTATGACATTGCCACCGGTGGAGTTGCCTGGCTAACGCCTGAAGAAGTTCGAGCTAAGGAAGGTCTATAAATGGACATCGAAACACGCGAGATTGAAATGCGTCTTGACGACGCTGAAGGAACGATTCGCGGAATCGCCGTACCATACGGCCAGACCGCTGACATCGGTTCCTATCAGGAAAAGTTCGCTCCAGGTGCAATCCGTTCAGTAGAAGACGTCAAGTTGTTCTACGGCCACCAGCACGACGACCTGCCTATCGGTAAAGTCATCGAAGGTCGCGACACGGAAGCAGGCTTCGAGATTGTTGCCAAACTCACCAAGGGCGTTCAGCGCGCCGAAGAAACCCTCGCGCTTATGCGTGACGGTGTTCTAAACAAGTTTTCGATTGGGTTCAAACCAATCGAGCAGACTCGCAACGGCAACGTCGTGACGAGAACTCTGGTAGAAATGCTGGAGTTGTCTGTAGTACCCTGGCCGGCGTTTGCTGGCGCAGGAATCACCCAAGTTCGCGAGGAACAGGAACCAGCCGAGGCTGAATCTGAACCGACCGACGACATCCAAGAAAGTGAGAGTTCATTGTCTGAAAACATTGACCTCGATGTTCGCGCGATTCAGGATGAACTTGTCGAAGTTCGTCGCCTGGTCGAGGCTGGCATCACCCCACAGACCCCTGTGGCACCTGCTCACGCTAAGTTCCGCAGCATGGGCGAGTTTGCTAAGGCTATGGTTAAGGGCGACGCTGACGCAGTTCAGATTGCTCGCGACGCATCAACCTCAGCAGACGCTGCAATCGTTCCACCGTACTTCGGCTACATCAACACCCTCATCGCTAACAACCGCCCAACCCTAAACGCCTTCCAGCGTGCAGCGTTGCCAGCGACCGGCGTAACCGTTGAGTATGCAACCATCGACAGCAACACCCTTGCAGTCGGCGAGCAAAGCCCAGAAAACGAAGCCCTATCCTTCGGAAACCTAACTTTCGAAGTTGTATCGGCTGACGTCAAGACCTACGGTGGATACACCACCTTCTCGCGTCAGTACGTTGAGCGTTCACAGGTCAACACCCTAGACGCAATCTTCGAAGGTCTTGCCATTCAGTACGCAGCTGCAACCAACGCACGCATGGTGGCAGTTCTAAACGGCCTAACCTGGACAGGCAAAGTATTCGACGCTGACGGTGGAACTGCTTCATCGCTTGCTGAAGGTATCGCCAACGGTGCATCGTACATCTACCAGAACTCAGGCCTACGCCCAGAGTTCATCCTTGCAGCACCTGACGCATACGTAAACATCGTTAAGGTTGCAGCAGGCGACGGCCGTCCGGTTCTATCGCTAAACGGCGACGGAAGCAACACCATCGGTTCGGCTAACATTCCTGGCCTATCTGGCTCGGTTTTCGGTCTACCTGTTATCGTCGACCCACAGTTGGCTTCGGGCGTTGTCTACATGGCAAACTCGGCTGCACTTGTGTCGATGGAGTCGGGTGGCGTTCGCCTAACCGACGGTGACATCACCACGCTAACCGACAGCGTTTCGCTATACGGTTACATGGCTGTTGCTGTTCCACGCTTCGGCGCAATCGTCAAGCTCGACGTAACCGCCTAGGCTACATAATGGCTGTGACACTCCAACAGTTCAAAGATTACGTCGGCACTAAAGACGCTTCAGACTTCCCACAACGTTGTTTAGACGCTGGGCTTGCTGAAGTTAACCTGATGATTGGCGAGGTTACAACCGTACCTGCCACCATCAAGGATGTCTGTGTGCTGCAGGTAGCCTCAGAACATTGGAATCGTCGCAACGCTCCAAGTGGCATCGCTCAGTTCGCTGACGGTACCGGGCAGGGGATGCGCGTATCACTTGACACTAAAAGGTCAATCTATGCGCAACTCCTGCCCTTCTTGGGCTGGTCTGTATGAGCGAGGCTGGTGCAGCGAAGGCAGAACTCGCCCTGACTTTACAAGAAGCAGGGTTAGACGTCTACGACTACATTCCTGAGCGAGTGACTCCACCTGTTGTAGTTATTCGCCCAGGCTCGCCTTACATTGCCCCTGGCTCTGTTGGTTCTGTTTACGACTTGAACCTTGAGTTGGTCATCATTGCAGGTTTTGCCACAAACGAAACCACAACCGACGACCTAGACGACCTAATCGAACAAACGCTAACGGCCATTCCAAGTGATGCAGGTGTTGGAAGTGTTTCACAACCATACTTGCTCGGCATGAACGGTAACGACCACCTGGCAACGACCATAAACGTTGACCTACAAATCTCTATTTAAAGAAAGGTTCTGAAGATGCCAATCTCAACCAGAATCAAAGCTTCGAACATCAAGTTCACCATCAACACCACCGATTACTCATTCGACGCAGACTCGATTGAACTTGCACTAGCCGACGCACCTGGCGCACAGCAGACCTTCTCAGAGGTTCAGCCACTCCAGGAGTGGAAGTTGAACATCAACGGTATTGCTTCGGGCGACAGCGCGAGCCTTTACCAACTTCTATTTGCTAACTACGGGACTCAGGTAGCGTTCAAGCTTGCTCCTCAGGGCAACTCGACTGCAACCACCAGCGCACCAATCTGGGAAGGCACTGTGTTGTTTGACACCTTGCCACCTCTCTCTTTGACTTCTGGTGAAATCATGCAGTTCTCGGTTGAGTTGACTGTTGTGAACTCGGTTCACACTCCAGGCGCAACTCCACCGGTCTACTTCGGGCTTACCAAGAAGACCAGCTAGTCGCCATGGCTCGCCGAGTAATAGCGAGCGGTGCAATCCAAGCCGATGGCCTGCAGAGTCTATACAAGTCTTTGCAGGCTGTCGGGGCGGACAAAACGGAAATCGCCGAAGCCAACCGCGCTGCAGCAATAACGCTTATTGAAGCTGCTTTGCCTCGCGTGCCAGTGCTTACTGGTCGACTAAAAGCAAGCTTGAAGCCAGGCACTGAAAAAGGCTTGCAGAATGCTGCAGTTGCTCGAGCAGGTAACAATGGCCGTCTCGGCTATGCTGCACCAGTTCACTGGGGTTGGGCAGTCGTTGGCGCAAGGCACAAAGGCAAACTAAGCCCAACAAGCAGTCGCAGATTCCGCAACATCGAGCCACAGCCGTTCTTTAGCGAGGCTCTCGGTTACACTTATGAAGAAATCCTCGCGAACTACAATCGCAACATGCAAAACCTAGTAAACAAATACGGACTCGGAGTATAAAAATGACAATCGACTTTGACACAATGACACTCAACGAGATTGAGCAAATCGAACTGCTAACAGGCAAAAGCATCGAGTCAATCATGGATGACGGCGCACCACGCGGTCGAGTATTCAAAGCCATCATTTACGTTTTTAAGAAGCGCACCAACCCAGACTTCACTTTTGAACAGGCTGGCGAGTTTTCAATGGAACAAGCCACAGCGCTATTCAGCGGTGATGAAGACCCAAAAGACGGATAAGAAAGGAGCAAGCCGACCGTATGGCCGACTTCTGCCTGGCAACTAAAATGTCGCCAACAGAGTATCGGTCATTAACACAGACCGAATACGCTGCATTCGTTCGAGTTCTAAACAGTTTGGCTAAATAGAAATGGCTCAAGTCAACTTTAAGTTCGTATCGAACACCAAGGGTTTACAGGATGGACTGAAGAAGTCTTCCAAGTCGCTGAAGTCTTTTGAAGGAACGACCAAGAAGATTAGCGGTGGCATCGGGAAGTTGCTCGGCGGTTTTGGATTGGCATTCGGTGCAAGCGCGCTAATCTCTGGCCTGACTAACGCCACAAAGGCAGCAGCTGAAGACCTGAAACAGCAGAAACTCCTGGCAGGGCAGTTGAAGCGCACGACGAAAGCAAGCGACGCTCAAATCAAGGGCGCTGAACGCTACGTTCAAACGCTATCCGAGCAAACGGGCATCTTAGACGACGACCTTCGCCCAGCCCTATCGAACGCTGTGAGAGGCTCAGGAAGCCTTGCTAAAGGTCAGAAGTTACTCCAAATCGCTTTGGATGGTTCTGTCGCTTCAGGCAAGCCCCTGGACACCGTTCTGAACGCCCTAATCAAAGCCAACAACGGTAACACCGCGAGCTTGTACCGCCTGGCACCTGAACTCAAAAAAACTAAAGGCAACATTGACGACTATGCAAAGTCAGTCAAGGGAGCAGCCGAAGCAGGCGCAGACCCGTTCGCCAAGTTCAATGTGGCCGTCGAAAACCTGAGCGAAACATTCGGCGCACAACTACTTCCATACGTTGAACAGTTCGTCACCTTCTTGACTGAGGTTGCCATTCCAGCAGTCAGCGACTTCATCAGCGACGCCAGCAACCCAAACACCGACACCGGCAAGGCATTCGTTGCAATCCGCGAAGCCGTAGTTGGTAAAGATGGTAAAAGCGGTGTGTACGGAAGCATCCTGCTAGTCATCGACGCAATCGGGCAACTGTTTGGCTCGCTCTCAAGCAACGGAAACGCCCTAGACGGCCTAGTCAAAGCATTCGAAATCATAGCCGTAGCCCTAGACGTCATCCTGTTCAACATTGCAAGCATCATCAACCAACCAATCAGCGGTTTTGCCGACCGAGTAAAGAAACAACTTGTCGGCGCTGCTAACATCAACGCCATCCTGAGTCGCGAATCTTTGTTTGGCACCTCATACAACGGCATTGCAGCCCCAGGTCAAACGGGACTATCGGCACGAGTCACCGAAGGCATCACAAGCTCGAACAACTACACCATCAACATCAACAAAGCCAACATGACTCCGCAAGAAATCATTGCAGCCATCAAACAGTATGAACGTCAGACAGGCACTAAACCATAATGGCTAACGACGTTTTCGACATCAGCACCGACGTTCAGGTGCTTGTCAACACCTACGACCCGAACACGATGGTTTGGTCTGTGTCGCGCTGGGATGAAGACTATTGGGCGACCGGTTCCGAATCGAAATCCTGGCAACAGGTCACCGGTGACGTTGTGAACTTGCAAACATTCAACGGCTTCGATGTTCTGAGTGGCTACACTCGCCCACAAACACCAACGGCCACAATCACAATGCAGGGCGTCGACTACGACCCAGCAATGAACTCACTCATGCGCCCAGGCACACCAATCGCCATCCGAGTCAGACCAAACCCAGACACAGCGCCAGGTGTTTGGAAAACTTTATGGCAAGGCAGAATCGCAGACTGTGCAGTCAGTTACTCAACTTCATGGCTCAACACCATCACCTTCGAATGCGACCATCCCATGCGCGACGTTCTGAACTATGTTTCAGTAACAGGCATCTCAGTCGCGAACCCATGTTATTCAACAGACTTTTGGACTGTAATGAACGCTGCAACAGGCGTCAACATCATCCAATCGGGCGCGCCTGGCCTTGTCGGCTACGACATTCAAGGTTTCACCACTTCAGGCAACGTCGAGTATGGCAGCCTTGTCAATCACTTGAGCGACACCAATCTCGGCGCGCTTGTCTATCAACCCAACTTGAGCGACACCGACTTGTATTACTACACCTGGTACGAGCTTCGCAATCGCACAAGTTCACCTGACGTCGTTTTCGAAGGCGCATCGAGCGCAACTGCTAACCGCGCAGACTTCAGCGAAATCCTTGTCGGCTTCGACACACTACAGTTTGTGAACACGCTGCACTACACAAGCGCAGGTGGCGTTGACGATTACTCACAAAGCGACGACTCTATTGCTATCGTTGGCGACCTTCGCGGTGACGTCTACACTCGCCACTACTACGCAGCAGACGCAGACGCAGCTGCAAACATAGTCACTTCAACAATCCCCACACAACTTGTTCGCCGTATCACGTCACCGGTCATCTTGCGCGCTGGACAAGTCAACGAATACCTGTTGCGCGACCCACTTGATTCGGCTCGCGTGACGGTGGCCAACACTAAACTAGAAATCGACGACGTTTTCTTTATTCGCGGAGTCAGTCACTTCATGACGGTTGACACTTGGGATGCAACATACGACCTATGGAAAGGGCGCTAAATGCCACGCAAAACATTCACAGCCGGAACGCTGGCAACAGCATCCGACGTAAACACCTATCTGATGAACCAATCAGTTATGACTTTCGCATCCGCAACAGCGCGAAACGCTGCCATTCCATCGCCGACCGAAGGAATGCTTACATACCAGGAAAGCAATGACCACCTGACCGTTTATACCGGCACCGATTGGGTACCGTTTGACACTACTTGGAACACTTACACGCCAACCTTGAGTAACGTGACTTTGGGTTCAGGCTCGACTCTATCCGCTGCTTATGCCGTTATTGGTAAAACCGTAATCGTTCAGTTCTATTTCGCGCTCGGTTCTACCACCACAATCAACGGTGACGTGAGCTTCAGCCTGCCAATCAACCACGCTTCAAGCAACCGTTCAGGCCAGGCAGGAACATGCGTGATTGTCGACGCATCGCCAGCAACTCGATACCCTGGAACAGTTTTGCTATCGGGAACACCTGGATACGCATTTTTCAGAGTTGGAAACGCTGCTGGAACTTACCTGACTCAGGTCGCTCTTAGTTCGAGCATCCCAATCACAACTTGGGCAGTCAATGACTCAATCTCAGCCACTATCGTCTATCAGGGAGTTTAGTAATGATTACTCTATTCACTTGCAATGAAGCCGAATGCTCAAACGTCGGCATCGAGTATCGTATGGAAGACGCCAACCCGACCGCTATGTGTGGCGGTTGCAAGCAGACCCTAATCGGAACACCAGAACAGGAAGAAGAATCAAATGGGTAACGTCGACATGGCTTCATGGCCATCACCAGCCGAACCAAAGCCAGCCAAAGCACCAAAGGCTGAACCAGCCCCAGAAGCAGAGTAATGTCTGCCGAACTACCGCGCCCAACGACTCCAACACTCTTAGCGCACATCGACAACCGACTATCGGTCATTGAAGCACGCCTAGAGATTATTGCCGACCATGAGTCGCGCATTCGTGAGCTTGAGAAAGCGCGTTGGCAATCGGCTTGGATAACTAGCATCTCGACCGCCGTCGCGGTGGCCGTAATCGTTTCAATCATTTCTAGGAGCATCTAGTGGCGCAATACATCGAACCATTCCCAGCATCGACCCGCGGTGACGAGTTTGGCAACCTGGCACCTTATCGCCAGGGCAGACCGCATCGCGGTCAAGATTGGTCGCCAAAGGCTGGCACAGTCATTCCAGCCATCACCAACGGAGCAATCAAAACCAACGAATGGTCTGACGGACTTGGATGGTTTATCATTCAGTCGACCGCCGACGGCATGTTCGTTCTATACGCTCACCTGGAATCACAGCCCAACCTGAGCATCGGTCACTACATTCACGCAGGCGACCCAATCGGCAAAGTTGGCAACACAGGGAAGTTCACCACCGGCGCACACCTACACTTAAGCATCGCCAAATCTAAGAACGTTCACCTCTGCCCTTACGACAAGCTAGTCGACCCACTCAAACACATCGCAGCCAACCCAGCCCCAAAAAAGGCAGCCGAAAAGCCAGCCCCAAAGGCTCCAGCAAAGAAGAAGAAATGAACCGCATACTGAAAAGAACCCTTAGAGTCGCATCATTCGCCCTAGGCGTCGGCATCCTGGCACTTGGTGCAGGTAGCGTTATCGGACTCAGCGCAGTCGAATCTGCAACATTCGGTGCAGTAATGGCTGTTCTAGGTCTGTTGGGTGCTATAGCATTTACTTACGCCGCTAAAGGCTCAGTTCCAGACGCAGACTTTGACAGCCACATCAACTCGGCCATCGAGAACGTGAAGTCAAAAGACCAAAAGTAAAAACGCAAGAATCGGAGAATAAAAATGGCGTTTGCCAAAGATTACGTCGACGTTGCTACACGCATCCGCGACTTCAAAACGGAATACCCCACCGGCTCGCTTCAGCAAGTTCGCGTCGAGTTCCACACCATCGGTAACCAAACATTCGTTTTATACGTCGCAGCCTGCTACAGAACCCCCGACGATGAACGCCCAGGCATTGGCTCGGCATGGGAACCCGTACCTGGCAAAACTCCCTACACAAAAGACTCTGAACTTATGGTCGCTGAAACTTCGGCATGGGGAAGAGCGATTGTTGCAGCTACAGGCGCAGAAACCAAAAACAACGGCAAGATAGCGAGTGCCGACGAAGTAAATGCCCGTCAGAAGCCACAGGAAGCCCCTACAGGCGATTGGATAGCGCAGGCGAATGAACTATCGTTCACAGGGGATAAAGACGCCCTACGAGCCTTGTACGCATCCGCAGTCAAGTCAAAAGCATCGCCCGACATCCTAGACGCCATCAAAGCCATCGGCGAGGCGGTAAAGTAAAAGCCCCTGGCGCGGAATCGGAGTACACGCCAGAGGCAACTCAACTCTAACAGAATCGAGAAACAAATGAGCAAAGAAGCCATGTCGGCAGTTTTGCACCACTCAAAGGCCAGCCCACACGCCAAGCTTGTGCTTATGGCCATCGCCTATCACGAAAACGACACCGGTGCCTGGATGTCACAAGCCACCCTGGCGCGCCTATGCAACATGAGCGAAAGAACAGTTCGTCGGCATGTCGCAGAGTTACGTGACCTTTTCGAGATTGACGTGCTACCTGGTGAAGGTGCTGGGTCTGGCGCAAGAATGACCAACCGTTACTTCATCATTCTGGATTGTCCAGAAGAATGCGACCGGTCATTTACACACAAAGAGAGTTCCGCCGAGGTCATTGCTTTGACCGCATCTCGACGGGAGCAATACAGGTCAAAACATGCAGCAATAGAGGTCAGTTCTGGTCGCAATACAGGTCAAAAATGGTCGCAATACAGGTCAGTAGTGACCTCTAAATAGTAATTAACTTAAATAACTTAAAAGAACCATATAGAGAAACGGAATCAAAAATGGCAAAAGTAACAGTTGCAGGCATCGTCAACGGTGTAGCAAAAGAACGCATCATCTCACTCTGGGAAACTTTCGACGTGAACGGTCGAGAGGTTTACCGCAAGTGGACAATCTGGGCAGACATTCCTTGGAACGTTGCTAAGGGTGATTGGCTCGAGGTATCTGGTGACCTTGGAACCAAAATGGGCAGTTACGAAAAAGATGGCGAAACGAAAACCGTCGTCGAGCATTCAGTCAACAACCCTCAACTCATCACTCACAAAGCCGACGAGTCACTCAAAGGCCCACTCGGTGGATTCTTGAGCAACGCTGAAAAGACCGCGCTACTAACCAATACGGATGAAGCACCGTTCTAATGACGCAACTGTTGCATTGGTTCGTTGAAGGTGTACCTATTCCCCAAGGTTCAAAGACGGCTATGGTCGTCAATGGTCGGGCAGTCATGTTTGAAGCCAACAAGAAACACAAGGCTTGGCGTGAACATGTCAAAGCCACGATTGGCAGCCTTGAGTCACCTTCAACGCAACCGGTGAGAGTTGAGCTTGTGTTTTGGTTTGAAAGGCCTAAAACCGTAAAGCGTGAGTTCATGAGCGTAAAACCTGACATTGACAAGTTGAGCAGAAGCGTTCTGGATGCGCTCACCGGTGCCGTTCTCAAAGACGACAGCCAGGTGGTTATCTTGAATGCGCGCAAAGAATACGGCGACAAGCCAGGTGTACTCATTCGAGTCATGGAAATCGACTGAATAACAGTTTGGTAACAATGACTAAAATGCGCTTGCTCGGTGTGTCTTGAGCCTGCAAACTATAACTACAGCAACACCAAACGAATCGGAGCAAAAATGAAACAACTAGCAATCGAAATGATTGGCGCAGCCATCATCGCAACCATCGTCGGAGCCGCATTCTGGATTATGGATTGGAACGGCCTAGTCGGCTGGGCATACGTCTGGGTGCTAATCGGCATCACACTCTCAATCGGAAAGAAGCTCGACCGATGAACCAACCACAACTAGGCGCAGTCACCGAAGCCAGGCTATTCAGGGACATCCTTGTCAACATGCCAACCAACGACAACTTCGTCAACTACCGCAAAGCAGTCGTAAACGTTTCACGCATTTTCGAATGCTCATTCACCGAAGCAACAGAACTAATCAACCAAATCAACGAATAGGAATCGGAACCATGCCACACGCACGCACAACAGACCCTGTAACGTCACATGAAGCCGCTGAGAGCGTCAAGAACCTATCAGCGACCCAACTCATAATCCTGAGCCTTCTAGAGATTCCTCAGACCGATGAAGAACTTGTTGGAAACTACAACAATCTACGCAAAGAAAACCCAACCATCGTTCCAAAAGCATCACCAAGTGGTATCCGCTCCAGACGCGCAGAGTTGTTCCAAGAAGAACGAGTCGTACCGGTCGGCTACGCACTTACCGAATCAGGCCGTCGCGCAATCGTTTGGGAACGCGCATGACCAACGCAGAGGAGTTCTTGGCAAGCATCGCCGAGTCAATGCGCAATGGCGCAAAGCTCGAAGAACGTTTAGCGATACTTGAAATCGTTATTGAAGAAATCAAGCACGCCAGCAGTCAATCTGAACTTGACGCACTCGACCGAGTAGCGGCACAAATCAAACACCGAACAACTAAGGGACTCTAATGGGAATACTTGACGGCCTAGAACCAATCAAAAACATTGACCCATGCCGAGTCGGCAAACTCATTCTCGAGCTCGAACCAGACGACCAGCAAGTGCTACTAAAAGCACTCGAAGACGACCGGTGGACTCCACGCGCACTCGCCAACGCCCTAAACGGTCGAGGCATTACCATAGCCAGGGACACACTCCAAGGCCACATGAGAAAGACCTGCAGATGCTCGAAAATCTAACACCACCAGAAGAAGAACCAGCAGACGTCAAACTGCTTCGCGCTGCACTACGCCGCGTACAAAGCCAACTGCTACAGGCTAAAGACCGCACAGACCACCTAACCGAAGTAACACAACAAGCAGCCTTCGACGCGATGGTCGCCCTTGGTGGAGTCAAAAATGTTCAAACTCCAGCCAAAGACAAGCGCAAAGGTTCAGCAGAAGTAGCGCTATGGGTTATGGGCGATTGGCAAGGCGGCAAACGCACACCTTCATACAACTCTGAAGTCATGCGCGAACGAGTCATGAAGTTCGTTGACAAAGCCATCGCAATCACCAACATCCAACGCACACACCACCCTGTACGCGACGTAACAATCGCATTCACAGGCGACCAAGTTGAAGGCTTGTTCAACTTCCCGAACCAGCCCCACGAACTCGACTCAACCATCTTCGAACAATACGTCAACGTAGCCAGGCTAACCGTCGACGTCGTACGCGCTGCACTCGCCAACTACGAAAACGTGCAAGTCGTAGCCGAATGGGGAAATCATGGCCGTATCGGTTCCAAACGCGACGGCGTACCACGACACGACAACATCGACCGAATGGTGTTCGAGCTCTCAAGGCAAATGCTTCAAGGCGAGAAGCGCCTAACATGGCACGACTCACCTGAAGACATCCAACGCATCGAAATCGGCAACTACCGCGCACTACTAATCCATGGTGACGAAGTCGGGCGCAACGGCTTCGCCTCACCAGGCGCAATCGTCACACACGTCGCCAAATGGCAATCCGGCTCATACCCATGGCAGTTCCGCGACTGCTACATCGGTCACTATCACACACACGCAGAATGGGCGCTACCAAACGGCCTAGGTTCGGTTTACCAAACAGGCTCAACCGAATCAGACAACCGCTACGCTGGCATCCTACTCGCATCCAGCGCAACACCATCACAACGCTTGCACTTCATCGACCCAGACAAAGGCCGAGTAACCGCAGCATACAAAGTTTGGCTGGACTAATGGAACTGTTCATAATCATCAGCCTCATCATCATCCCTGCAATAGTCATGAAACTAGTCGACGCCTTCGCCAAGCTCCAAGACTTCGACGGACTCGAATACCTAGACAACGATGAAGATTGGTAGCCTATTCAGCGGATACGGTGGACTAGACATAGCCGTCGCTGAACACTACAACGCCGAAGTCGCATGGCATTGCGAATGGGATGAAGCGCCCAGCAAAATCCTCGCCAAACACTACCCAAACGTGCCGAACTACCGCGACGTATCCCAAGTGGACTTCACACAAGTCGAACCCATCGACATCCTCACCGGTGGCTTCCCCTGCCAAGACCTATCACTAGCAGGTAAGCGCGCAGGACTAAAAGACGGCACACGCTCAGGCCTATGGTCAGAGTTTGCCAGAGCAATCGAAACCCTAAACCCAAGATTGGTGATTATAGAAAATGTTCGTGGACTACTTTCAGCAACAGCGCATAGCGACCTGGAATCCTGCACGTGGTGTCTGGGAAACGAACCAGATGAGCCTGCTTTGCGCGCACTCGGTGCTGTACTCGGCGACCTGGCCAGCCTCGGGTATGACGCGCAATGGACAGGCGTACGAGCTTCCGATGCCGGTGCTGCCCACAACCGATTCCGAATCTTCATCGTCGCCTACCCTACCAACGCCAACCACCCAAGATAACTCTGGCAAATGTCGCGACCATGGCGGTGACCTGCTCCATGAGGTTATCTGTGGATGCGCTCGAGCAGAACGCAAACTACTTCCAACACCTGTAGTCAATGACATGGGCGCAAACAAAACAGTCGAACGCTGGGATGAATGGACAGAACAAGCCAAAGCGAAACACAACAACGGCAATGGACATGGAGCCTCATTAGCAATCGAAACCTTACGCTTGCTTCCAACACCCCAGACAGGCGATGGGCAAAAAGGGATGACCAGCACACCAGAACACAGACAAGCAACCGGCCATCAAGTCATGCTCTCAAACCATGCTCCCCAACTAACTCAGACATGGGGAAAGTTTGAGCCTGCAATCAGACGATGGGAACAAACCATACAGCGCGAAGCACCAGCACCAACAAAGCCAGATGGCAAAGACGGCAATCATCGACTATCAGCAGAGTTCACCGAATGGATGATGGGCCTACCAAAAGGATGGATAACAGATTGCGACCTAACGCGCAACGAAATGCTCAAAGCCTGTGGTAACGGAGTAGTACCACAACAAGCCAAACTAGCCCTACAAATCTTGGACATCAAACTATGAGCGATTGGCACGACTCCCCAGAATGGCGCAAAGCTCGAGCATACGCCAAGACAATACTTGAACCCCTATGCGCTATCTGTGGCAAACACCTCGAAGGAAAAGATTGGACAATCGACCACATCGTGCCACCAGGCCAAGGGGAACCCAACCACGACATAAACAACCTTCAAAGCGCCTGCAGGTCATGCAACGGCAGAAAGCAAGACAATCACCTAAATCGGGTAACATGGGTGAATGAACGCTGGGTTTGAAGCAAAACCGTTTTTCTGACGGTCGAGTTTCATCCCTGCTTGCA